GCGGGTGCCCCACCGGGTAGTTGGTCTTGCCGCCCCAGGCGCGCTTGGCCCGCCCGCCACACTTCCGTTCAGATGGCTTCAAGTTCAGGTTGGGGACCGGCCCCTCTTCCTTGAACGCCTTGAAGTAACTCGCCCGCTCGTCGGGGGACATGGCTTCCAACTGTACGACAATATCGTCGGAAGTCTTATCGACGACCCGCTGTTGATCGGCTGCGCCGCCCGATGCCCGCTTGGCGCGTCCGCCCTTTTTCAGGCCCTTGGTCTTGTCGCCGCCGTATGGGTCCGACTTCTTGATCTCGTTGGATGTACCCGGGTCCTCTTCGAGCCCGCGAGTATAGTCCCCATCGGTCTTCGGAGCGCCCACGCGCCCCCCGGATTTCCGGCCCATCATCGGTGCGCCACCGCCAAGCGGGGGCATGGGGGGTTTCGGGCCGCCGCCCATCATGGCCGCCATGGGGTTGGCCCCGCCGGGCGCGCCCGGGGGATGAGCGGGTGGTGCCGCCGGAGGGAGCGGCGGCACCGGGCCCGGCGGGGTTGCCTTGTCCTTGCCGACATCGATCACGATCGTAATGTCGCTTTTGGACTTCTTTTTCTTCTTACGGTCCAGACGTTCCAGCGGCCCCGCGCCTTCGATGTCCTCGATCCCGCCACCAGAGGCAAATTGCGTCCGGGGTTGCCCCTTGTGCAAGCGGGACTCGTGCTTGCGCACCGCCTCGACGGGGGTAACCTTACCCCCGGAAGCGCGACCGCAAAGAGCCTTGAGAAGGGTGCTCTTGGACGATTTGCCCTGATTCAGGTAATCGGACATCATTTGGCTCCGCTATTAGGGCTCTTCACGCCGCCCTGAACATTCCGAATGATGTTTTCCACGCCTCGGAGAACATCATTTTGGGCCTTAGTTTGCGCGATTTCCCTCTTGACTGCAATCTCGTTCTGCCAACCTGCGGTTTCGGCGGCCAGGCGCTGGCGATCCGTCTCGTTGTCGATAAGGACCTTCTGCCTCTCGACTTCAAGTTCCGCCATCTTGATCTGGTATTCCTGTTGCAGTTTTTGCGCCTTAAGCTGCACTTCCTGCATTCGGATCGGATCGACCGGGGGCTGCATCGGGGGCTTCGGCGCCGCGAACAGGGATTCAATGTCGGCAATGCCCATTTCAAGGCCGACACGGGTAACAACTTTCTTCGGGTCGAACAACGCCGGGGCTTGAAGGGCCATGGCTTGCAGTGCCGTGGCCTTCATGATCCGATGAGTATTGGAAGGCGTGTTCGGGTCCGCTGCCGGGACGATATCGTAGTCCCGCAACGCCAGAAGAAGTTGCTCCGTGGAGTCAAAACCGTCCTTACCGCGCCGGTGGCGCCACAAAGACTCTGGGTCCCGCTTGAATTCACGTTTCAACAGCTTGAATTCGCTCGCCTGGGCCGCGTGAAGCCGCTTATGCACGGCATCCATCACCTTTGCGGACTGTTCGATCAGTGCCAGGGTCGTTCCGACAGGAACATCGGCCCGGCCCTCCCCGACACTCAGTTCCGCCGTGTTCCCGAGGCGCTGGCCGGTCTCTGCGATGCTCTGAATGAACCCGAGGGACGCCGCGTCCGGCCCTTTGTACGGCAAAGCCATGACTGCGGCGCCAATCGGCTTTTCCCCGGTCTGAATTCGCTGTCCCTGGCCGGGCGCCAAGCGGAAATCCATCGAATCCTGCCGCCCCATGGACTCAGAATAGAGGAAAGCGGGGAAATTGGCGAACATTGCCGCGTCCAACATCTCCCGCCACGACGCCGTGAGCGCCTGATTGGTGTTTCCGAGGATATGGAGAAGCCCAATCGAGTAAAAACCGATGGCATCGACGTAGGAATACTTGACGAAATGCGTCTCGGGGAGCTTCATTTCGTCTTCTTCGTCCCAATTACGACGAATTGCCAGAATTTTCCGGGAATCCTTCTCAATTGTGACGACATACGGCAATTCCAAGCCCGTCGGAGACCCGGATTCATCCACATGCTCGAAGTTTTTCAGGTTCAATTCGCAATAGCACTCGTAAATCGTGTGCTCCTGGTCCTCGACCAGCGACGAAACCCCGGAAATCCCCTCAATACTCCGCTCGGTTCGCTCGATCTCGTTGAAATCCTCGAGCGGATCGCTCAATTCCACGTCCAGATACGCCCCAAGAAGCTGCATTCGCCGCATGGTGGACGGCTTCATCTTGCTGCGGTGGGTCGTCCGTTGAGACGTGGCCAGTGAAGTCGCAGAATTGTTAACGATCAGGTCTTCCGCCTCGACCGTCATGGAGACCGGACGCCGCAGAATGGGGTCCCTGTAGACTTTCTTGAACGCGCAACCCTTCAACCCGACATCGAACAGCATCCGGTCCGTGTCCGGGTAGTATTCGGAAGCCACTTCCGTCAGATAATGGTTCATGTAACGCTCAAGCGCGGTCGCGGCACGGTCCTGTTCGTTCGTACCGATCCCATCGTTACGCACCTTCACGGGCCCCCCGGCTGGGAGAAGTTCGCCACGAGCGTTAGCCTGGAACCGCAACACGGCTTCCAGCAGCAGGGGATGCCGAACCGTGGCCATGCCTTCAAGGGGTGCCGACCCACCGACATCGCCTCGCGCTTCCTCCAACCGCAAGCCGAGCATTTCGAGCCCGCGTGCCTGCATCTTCATCCAGTCCTGCCGGGAATCATCGTCGTCGGCAATCGCTGTGAGCAGATCCTCCGCGATGGCGTTCAGTTCGTACTCGTCCAGGAAAGCCGCCAGATTGGCCGAATGGTCTTCCGCCTCCGACAAGTCGGGGGGCTCGGGGCCGAAGATGACCGTTACCGAGCCGTCTTCGTTCTCGATTTCGATGTCCTCTTCTTCCGTCCCCGCGTCCAACAGTTCGACATCCTCGGTCAGGTCCTGTCCGAGCACGGGTTCAGCGGAAACGGTAAACGGGTCCATAGGTCAGCCTAACATGGGTATAGCGGGACCCTGCGAACAGGTTCACGCGCTTCGTTGTCCATCGCAGTATACGCTTCTTCCTTCCTTACAAGAACCCCTGTTTGACGCAAGTGCAGAAGGGCCTGCGACATGGCGTCCACGTCATCGTCATGCGCGCCTTTGGGGAACACGCTCACCTGATCAACGACGGCCTGCGCCCATCGTTTTGGCGGAGCGTAGACCATGCCGTCATAGAAGAAATGCGAGATGGCCTGAACCCGCGCGACCTTATCCCCTCGCGGGTTAATCATCTGAATGCCGTAGTCCCCCGTGCTGAACATACGGCGCATTTCCTGCTGGACACTGATCCCGCTGGCCTTCGCCTCAACAAGCAGGGTATCCGCCCGGTACTTGACGCAATCGTTGTGCACCTTTTGCACCAATTCATGTAGCGGAAGCCGGTCCCGCCATGCCCAGATCAGCATGACTTTCGGCTTCAATACCGGGGTATTATACCCGCGATGCATCTCGGATTCATGAAACACGCCCCATAGGGAGAACGCGCTGTAGTCGTTTTCCTGTTTTTCGGTATACGCCGGGTCAAGGGACGCCACGACATACGAGAATTTCGGGAAGTGGTTCTTCCGGTTCGGGTCCGGGTTCTCCCACTCGTTCCACCATTCCCTCTTGATGATGCCGCCCCCGCGAGGGGTCGGGGCCTGCTGATATTGGCCGGCGTAAGCGTAACTGTCCAATGCCGTCTTGAGCCTATCGACGACAGGCCGGGGGAACTTGTCCGGCCACATCAATTCCCCGTCGGTCTCGCGGGGATCTTCCCACCCGATTGACGTGACGCATTTCCGTCCTTCGTCGAATTCCATCGGGATCATCAGATGCTCATAGCCCATTTCAAGGGCCGCGCCGGACACGTCTTCCTCGTGAACGCGCTGCATGACGACGACAATGGCGCCTTCCTTCTGGTTATTCAGGCGGGACGGGAGTGCTTCCCGGAACCACTTGATGACGCTTTCCCGTGTAGTCTTGGACTCCGCATCAACCACGTTATGCGGATCGTCAATGCAGATGATTTCGGCGCCGCGCCCGGTTAGCGTGCCGTCCACGGATGTCGTCGTCCTGTGACCCCCTACGTCGTTCTCGAACTTGATCTGCTTATCCTGGTCTTCCAGAATATGGAACCGCTCGCCCCAGCGTTCCTGATACCACGGGGATTTGACCAACCGCCGTTGACCGACAGCATGTTCCAGTGACAGGTTCAAGGCATAAGACGCGAAGATGAACCCCACCTGCGGGCCCGCCAGCGGGGCCTTATCCTGCAACCACGTCCATGAGGGCCATGCATACGAGATCAGTTTCGTCTTCGACGACCTTGGCGGGACGTTCACCACCAACCGCTTGATCTCTCCACGGTTCACCGCTTCGAGGTGTTCAGCAATCCCTTGCAAATGCCAGTTCCCGCTGAACTCTGCCGGGTCCATCTGCGGCCATGCCTGCTGGTAGAATTCATACAGCGAGCGTTCCGCCGCCCGCTTGTACAATTCTTCCTTGAGCGCAAGCTGCCGGATGTAGCGTGCTTCCAGTTCACGCCGGTCAAGCATAGGGGAGCCTCTGAAATACATACGTGTCGTATTTGACGGCGCGGTATGCATCCGCTGCCGCCTGGCTCATGCGGTTCATTTCGGCTATCTGATATTCCGACGGCGGGTAACCCGGTATGAACGCGCAGGGGGATTCCGGGTCGGTATTTACACAGCCGACCCTCGTCCCGGACTGAGACGTCTGAGTATTGAACCCGACGATCAGGGTCGATAGCGCCGTGTTCACACACTCTCCCTGCGGCCCCAGCAACGCGGAGGCCGATGCCTTGAACAGAGCGCCTGCCTCGCTATCCGGTACACCCAGATCCGTGTTGGTTATCACGAACCCCCACGCGGACGCGCATATACCTTCGGTTATCCGCTTGTACGTGCCGCCCGGGTACGTTGCATCGTAGGGGGGCGGTTCTGTCTCCGTCCCAAGTATCACGTTGATTACCGCATCGATACAGGCTTGCCGGGTGGCGTACCACACGGTCAACGGCACCAACGGCGGCACCCCGGCCTCCGAAACCGTAGTGAATATGTTCGGCCCGGCGGCCATCAATTTCCATGGGAACATCAAGCTCATGCAATGTTGATCCGGTCCCACGGCGCCACGTCATAGACGCCTTCACATGCGTTCCCGACATTCGGCGGGGGGACACCCGCCGGCTGGACAACCTCGACAGGGACCGTCAACACTTCCCGGTCTCCATTCGTCCAGGTAATCGTGACCGTGATCGTCGTTTCGGTCGTCACAACCCACCATGGCCAGACAATGATCCACCAGATGGATTCGCCGTCCTCGTCCACGGTAACATCGTCAACCGTTCCTGGTGGACCGTCAACGGAAGCCGTCGCTATGGGTCCCGCACCTGCGGCAAAGGTCAACTTGTAGCGGATGCGTTCCGCCAGAGATGTTGGCGCCAGCGGAGTGGTGTACACGACCGCCATCGCGCATTCCGATACCGTTTCGTACACATTGCCGGCTGTCGTCGTCACTTCGCACCGAAGCGTGTAAACGTTGCCGTATGCGTTCTGCCCACTGCTCCAATCGACCTGTTGGGTCGTCATCGTCGCCGTGAATTCCGGTGCCACAAGCAGGTGGCCGTTCGGCGCTGTGTCCGTCCCTTCACGAAGGAACAGATCCCAGACGGCGCTCGCGATCTCTTCCCCCGGGACCAGGATCGCGGAAAAGTCCAGAGCGAACGTCCTGATCTCCCGGATGTCGCACGGCGGGAAATCCTGTCCGACGTAACTCATTCCTGCCTCCACAGCGAGCGATCACATTTCCACGGGGGCCTCCAGAAGAAAGATTTCGTCATGAACCCGGGTTTTACAGGTGGGTCCCCCATAAAAACCTGATTGTGTTTCAACTGGATCCGTACCGGAAGGAATGCGCGGACCTTTCTCCCCACAGGCAGCTTCAAGTTCTTATTTCGCATCCCATTCCTCCAAATCCTGCAACACGTCGTATTCTACGTCCTCGGCGTCATCCCGCACCGCCACCCCGCTCAACTCTGCGGACAGCTTTTCCATTTCTGCCAGAAGTTCATCATCGCTCAAGCGTCGCACCTCATGGCTCACACGATCACTGACGCCGCCCTCCTGCACGATCCGCATCTTCGAGATATTCATGACCGTATCGGCGAACCCCTTGAACGACCTGATGTCCTGCGACAGCATCGCTTGCGGCATTTCCTCGACAGCGCGAACCAGCTTCGCCCAGCCCATACTCTCGATGGTCAGCATTTGCTCCATCATTGGCCGAAGGATCAACTGCTTCTGCTCCACGATTACCTCCGCCAGCGCGTCCATGGTCTTCTTGTCCATGTCTTCGGCGCGCTTGACCCAATCCGTCTGAGCCATCCAGCGGTTCAGGTCCTTCATGGATACGTTGTGCTCGTAATACTCGTCCAGAGCTTTCAACAAGTAGGACTTGTTCCGCTGCCCGGGTTCCATTGAGCACCAGACCGAAAACACGTTTGTCGCCGTCGCGATCAACTTTGGCTTTCCGGTTTCAGTCTTCTTGACGTACCTCGGCATGCTACCCCGTCATACCCGCCGGGTTTCCGGCTTCATACTCTTCAATCCGGCGGATATAGGCGTCGATCCTGTCAATCGCATCGGCCTCGTGGCTGTTCCACAGATGCGACACTTCTCGCAGGTATCGCACATATTCCGCTTCCGTGCGGATTGGCGGGTATTCCGTGATACTTGCCGTGTCGCTCACGATCAGGTCCTCACCAGAACCGGCAAGGTGAAGCGCCTCGCGGGAGCCGTCAGCGTATACACCTTATTGATCACTGCCATGGGGCCGCTCCTTCCGTTCGCCGCCCTTCATGCGGTACACCTGGACCGTCGTCCCCTGATCATTCATCACATAGACGACACCGCTGTCGAAGACCTCGAAATCTTCCCCATCCTCCGAATACACCAGCGTGACCGCCTTGTTCGCGGAGTCCCAAAGGACTTCCTGCACAGAAACCAGCAGGTCGTTGCCGTTCGGATCGGTGTGCTTGGCAAGCAAATTCATCTCTCATTCCATTCGATTAGACGTTCTACCTGAACAGGATACCATCTCGGGACGAAAAGGGGAACCGTCTTTTCCAAAGAAATTCTGTTTTCGGGGGGTGGGGG